AAAAAATCCGGTTTTATTAGGGTATCTGTTTAATTATCTATTGAAGTTTAATAACGTATATGATATAAAAACGTTTTTGGTTTAGATTTCGATAAGGTTTAGATTTCGATAAAGGTTTATTAATCGAACCATCTCATCAGAGATGAGATGATACGATGTACTTGATAAGTAATCGATTCAGTTAAACTTAAAAGAATATGATTTCTTTCGGTAGTTTGTTTTAATTTTGGGCGGCATTTTGTCTGATTAGTCTATCACCCCTGATTAGGTTAATCGTTGGGATGGGGGCTTAGCAGTTGTGGCGACGGTCTAGGTTCTTTTGCACACTCGCGCTAGTGCATTTTCCCTGAGACATTATGCCGTCTATCTAATTGAAGGGGCTTCTTTTTCTGGTATATTCTGGTTAAAGGAGTGTTACATTGAACAAAACACAAAGAAGGGCGGCGGCAGCGACTAAGGCAGTGGGGGAGAGTAATCAGGCGATGAGTGTTGCAATGCAGGCTTTAGACAGGATTGAATCTCATGAGAAGGAGTGCGGGGAACGCTGGGCCGAGGCTATCAGGGAGATCAAGTATTTGAGGGGGGCTGCCGACGCGCATTCTGCCAGATGGGAGAAGTTAGCTTGGTTGGTGGTTGCAGCAGTAGGGGTGCATATTGTGGTTGGAATGATTTGATGTTGTAATTTCGTAAACGGGGATAACGTTCAGAGTGTGGTCTCCGCAAATGAACCACCCTGAAATTTTAAGGGCTAAAAATTAATGGGCAGTCCGAGTCTTACTCCGGGGAACATAAACCCCAAAGATCCCAACACTATTCGTCAGATACAGGCTTTGCCGTTACGAGAGCAGGCAAAAGCGCTGGCCCTTCTTAAAGATCTTGAAGAGTCTACAAAGCGTGTATCTGCCAGAATCCACTTTCTGGACTTTGTGAAGTATGTCTGGCCTGCCTTTATTGAGGGAACGCACCACAAGGTCATGGCAAATGCCTTCGAGCGGGTAGCCAAGGGCGAGCTTAAACGTTTGATCATCAATATGCCGCCAAGGCACACCAAGAGTGAATTTGCCTCTTATCTGCTCCCGGCATGGTTCTTGGGTCAGTATCCTGACAAAAAGATTATTCAGACCGCTCATACCGCAGAACTTTCAGTCGGCTTCGGCAGAAAGGTCAGGAACGTGGTCAATGATGAGGATTTCAAAAAGATTTTTCCTGATTTGGCACTCAGGGCTGATTCCAAGGCGGCTGGTCGGTGGAATACCAGCAAGGGCGGGGAATACTTCGCTATTGGTGTGGGCGGTGCAGTCACAGGTAAAGGTGCGGATTTGCTGATTATTGATGATCCCCACTCCGAGCAGGATGGGCAAAGCATTGATCCGGCAGTCTTTGATAAGACTTATGACTGGTATACCTCTGGCCCACGGCAACGACTACAGCCCGGTGGAGCCATCGTTATTGTTATGACTCGATGGCATAAGCGAGATCTGACCGGAAAGATTATTAAAGCCTCGGTTCAGAGAGCGGGCATGGATGAATGGGAAGTGATCGAGTTCCCGGCTATTTTACCGTCAGGGAAAGCACTCTGGCCTGAGTTCTGGAGCCAGAAAGAATTGATTGCACTCAGAGATGAATTGCCAGCTTCTAAGTGGTCTGCCCAGTATCAGCAAGATCCGACCTCCGAAGAAGGAGCCTTGGTGAAGCGGGAATGGTGGAGGATCTGGGAGCATGACAATCCTCCTCCGTGTGAGTTTATTATCCAGTCTTGGGACACAGCCTTTCTAAAAACTCAACGGGCTGACTATTCTGCTTGTACGACTTGGGGTGTTTTTTATCAGCCAAACGATGAAGGGGAGGGGCAGCCTAATATTATATTGCTTGATGCCTACAAGAAGCGGATGGAGTTTCCAGAGCTAAAGAAAACAGCGATGGAGTTCTACAATAGCTGGCAACCCGATGCTTGTGTAATTGAGGCCAAAGCGGCAGGCACACCCTTGGTATTTGAGCTTCGTGCCATGGGGATTCCGGTTTCGGACTACACCCCTTCACGGGGGAACGACAAGGTTGCGAGAGTTAACGCAGTGGCAGACCTATTTGCATCAGGTGTAGTATGGTGTCCTGAGACTCGTTTCTCGGAAAGGGTCATTGAAGAGTTTGCTGCCTTTCCAATGGGGGATCATGATGATCTGGTCGATAGCAGCACTCAAGCTTTATTACGGTTCAGGCAGGGCGGTTTTTTAAGATTAAACACTGACGAACAAGAAGAGCCTATGTACCCCAGAAGAGCGGCTTATTACTAGGAGAGAAGCGATGCCAAGTTATTATGACAGCAGTAAAAAGAAACCCGGAAAAGCCGAAGTTAAATACAAAAAAGGCGGAAAGGTTAAGTACGCCGAGGGTGGCTCAGTCAAACCGAAGTCGGAAAGCGAGTTATTACGGGAGCAGAAGCTACGGGAGAATAAAAGCGCGATAATACAGGAGCATAAAAAGGCGTTAAAGAACTCGCCAGCAAAAGCCAAACCGCGCCGAAAAAAAGGCGGAAAGGTTAAGTACGCCGAGGGCGGAGTCACGACAGGACTCAAAGGGTACGGCAGCGGGAAAACAACGATTAGAGAACGGGCGAGGCGCAAACTGCTTCCAACCGCAGAAGAGCGGATACAAGACTCAGAGCGAAGAAGCCTTGAGAACATAGAAAGATCAGAAAGAAACCAAGAACGGCGAGAAAAGGATTCCAAACAAGCCCAAGTTAGGGGTCTATCAAGATGGGCAGAAGACCTTGAAAGATATACAACTCGACGAGGAAAACACGTTAGAAGAGTTACAGGGCAAATAAAAGAACGTGACGCAAGGAAATCGCAGGCAGAAGCGGCCCAAGAACGAATGAGGAGGGCTAGGGAAGAAGCGCAAGAAAGGGTTGATCTGAGGCAGAACAAGGCTAAAGGTGGTCTGGTAAGAGTGAGAGGTATGGGTTCTGCAACCCGTGGTGGTAACTTTACTAGGAACGGTTAATGGCAATTGATAAACCCCTTGGCGAAGATCAGGCGGCTCCAAAACCAAACGGAGCAACGCCTACCATCTCAATCGTTAATCCAGAATCTGTTGCTGTGGAAACAGAAGACGGCGGGGTTGTTATAGATTTTGATCCCAGTGATGGGGTTATGGGAATGGATGATCATGGAGCCAATTTGGCTGACATGATCGATGATCAGGATCTTCGTAGCATTGCTTCTGAATTGATTGGCGCTTATGAGTCTGATCGGGATAGCCGTGGGGACTGGGAAGAAACCTACATTAAGGGTCTTGATTTGCTTGGCCTCAAGAACGAAGACCGGACTCAGCCTTGGGATGGTGCTTGCGGGGTATTTCATCCGTTACTGACCGAAGCGGTTATTAAGTTTCAGGCTCAGTCTATACAGGAGATTTTTCCTTCTTCTGGCCCAGTAAAAACTTCTGTCGTTGGCCTTGTAACTACAGAAAAAACTGAGCAGGCAGAGCGTGTTAAGGATTACCTTAACTATTTGGTAACCGAAAAGATGACTGAGTACAGGTCGGAAACAGAAAAAATGCTGTTTTCTCTGCCTTTAGCCGGTTCTGCTTTCAGAAAAGTTTATTACGACCCTAACATGGATCGTCCTTGCTCAATGTTTGTGCCTGCGGAAGATTTTGTAGTCAGTTACGGAGCGTCGGATCTTGCTACTTGTGAGCGCGCCACTCATATTATGAAGCGTAGCAGCAATGAGATACGCAAATTACAGGTCTCAGGATTCTATAGTGATGTAAATTTGCCTGATCCAAGCCCAGACACAGGGGACATCCAGAAAAAATACAACGAACTGACGGGTGATTCATCAAATTATGAGTTTGATCACCGTCATACGATCCTTGAAATACAGGCAGAGCTTGATTTACCGGGATTTGAAGACGTTGAAAACGGAGAAGAGACCGGAATCGCTCTTCCTTATGTGATTAGCATCGATAAGTCTTCTCGGCAAATACTTTCAATCCGTAGAAACTGGTACGAGAACGATTCTATGCGGATGAAACGCGAGCATTTTGTCCATTACCAGTATCTTCCGGGCCTTGGTTTTTACGGATTTGGCCTGATTCACATGATTGGCGGTCTAGCCAAGTCAGCTACCAGTATTTTACGGCAATTAGTGGATGCGGGAACGCTTGCTAATCTTCCCGGCGGCTTAAAATCCCGTGGATTACGCATAAAAGGTGATGATACGCCGATTATGCCGGGTGAATTCAGGGATGTAGACGTTCCCGGCGGTGCAATCCGAGACAACATCACGTTTTTACCCTATAAAGAGCCTTCCAACGTTCTATATCAGCTTTTAGGCGATATTGTGGAAGAAGGCAGGCGTTTTGCCTCCGCTGGTGACGTAAAAGCAGCCGATATGAACGCCGAAGCCCCTGTAGGCACGACTTTAGCCATTCTTGAACGCTCCATGAAGGTTTTGAGCGCGGTTCAGGCCCGTCTTCACGCCTCTATGCGTAAAGAATTACGGATTCTTTCTAGAATTGTGCGGGATTTCGGCCCTACCGAGTACCCTTATGCGGTTCCGGGGAAAGAGCTTAAAGAAGAAGACTTTGACGACAAAGTAGACATCATTCCGGTCAGTGATCCGAACTCAGGGACTATGGCACAGCGGATTATGCAGTATCAGGCTGCATTACAACTTGCAGTGCAAGCACCTCAAATGTATGACATGCCACTTCTTCACCGGCAAATGCTGGAAGTTCTGGGAATCAGGGATGAAGTTCTGGGAATCAGGGATGCTGATAAGATTGTGCCACTTGAAGATGAAGTTCCGATTACAGATCCTGTGACTGAGAACATGAACATCATTAATGGCGAGCCTGTTAAAGCCTTTATGTATCAGGATCACGAAGCGCATATACAGACTCATATGGCGGCTATTCAAGATCCTAAGATTATGGAGTTGATGGAACAAAGCCCTACCGCTCAAGTGGCTCAGGCAGCTATGGCAGCGCATATCTCTGAACACGTTGCTTTTGCTTACCGAGCAAACATAGAGAAAGAACTGGGTGCGAGTCTACCGGGGCCAGATGAGAAGTTGCCAGAGGACATTGAACTCAGGCTTTCAAGGCTGGTTGCTCCAGCGGCAGCACAGTTGACCGGGAAGGATCAGCAAGAAGCGCAGATGAAGGAACAGATAGAGCAGGCAAAAGATCCTATTATTCAGATGCAGCAGCAGGAATTACAGATCAAACAGCAACAGGCTATGTCTAAGGCTCAGTCTGATATGGCAAGGATACAGGCGGATCTACAGAAAGCGGCAGAGAAATCTGCGCTTGAAAGAGAGAAGATGCGGCAGGAAGAACGCTTGGAAGGCGCTAAGCTTGGCGTTAGAATTGCGGCTGAAAATAGCAGGGAAGAGCTTGAATCTAAAAGAATTGCTAGTAAAGAGCAGTTAGAAGGTGCTAAGTTAGGCGTGGACATTGCAAAGGATCTGTTGGGTGAGTGAAGAAATCGTTACAAATTCATTTGAATACCTTCAAAAACGATTGCGTATTATGATGAACGAGATGAGCGATCACATCAGCACAGGCGGATGCAAAGATCACAGTGAATATACTCGTTGTTGCGGCGTTATAGAGGGTTTAGCAACAGCAGAAAGAGAATTGCTTGACCTTAAAAAGAAGGTCGAGGAAAGTTAACGTCGCATAAGGCGATGCAGGTGACTCTGGACACTAATTTCCAGTGCAAGAGGACGATTAATGAGCGAATCATTATCGATTGTAAAAAACGAGATAACTGAGGAAGTGGCTGACGAAGTAAACGCCACGGAGTCATTGTCTCGCAAGGCAAATCAGTTGCCGGAGCCGAAAGGCTATAAAATACTGATTGCTTTACCTAATCCCAAAGAGAAGACAGATGGCGGGATCATCAAATCTAAACAGACACTTCGTGATGAAGAGGTCGGTTCGATTGTTGGTTACGTTCTTTCTATGGGGCCAGATGCTTATTCTAATTCCAAAAGGTTTCCGACAGGCCCGTTTTGCAAGGAGGGGGACTGGATCGTGATGCGTAGTTACTCAGGTACGCGGTTTTTGGCGCATGGAAAAGAGTTCCGCTTGATCAATGATGACAGCGTAGAAGCTGTAGTTGAAGATCCACGGGGGGTTGTAAAGGTATGAGCGAATTAACAGAAAGCAACGCAGAATCAACAGAGCCAGAGGTTCAGCAATCTTTAGAGGATAAGTTCTTTGGGGTAAAAACCCAGATCGGAAAAAAATCCGAGGACAAAAAAGCCGATGAAGCTCAAGCTGACTTGGGTTTTGAGATTGTCGAAGAGGATGTGGCTGAAGAAACCAAGCCTGTAGAAGCCTCAGATGATACAGATATCTCTGAAGAAGAACTTGGGAATTACAGCGAACGAGTTCAGAAGCGGATTAACAAGTTGCGTTATGAGCAACATGAAGAACGAAGAAAAAAAGAATCCGCAGAGAAAATGCGAGAGGAAGCCGTTCAGGTAGCCCAGCAGCTTGCCAGCAAGAACCGGGAATATGAATCCCTGATTCATCGTGGTGAAAGCGCTTTAATAGGACAGATAAAGAAAAGAGCGGAAATGGCAGTCGATAATGCCACATCCGAATACAGATCTGCTTATGAACAGGGCGATACCGATAAAATTATTGAGTCTCAAAAAAGCTTAATTAATGCGCAGACGGAGCTAAATGAGGCCGCTAGGCATGAATCTCGTACAAGACCTGATCAAAACCCTGAGCAGCAGCAGCAACAGCAATATCAGCAGCAGCAACAGCAATATCAGCAACAGCAACAGCAACAGCAATACCAGCAACAGCCTGTCCAGCAACAGTGGGCGCAGCAAGCTGAGCAGATTAAACGGAATGTAAATCCAAAAGCGCTTGCATGGGCAAAAGAGAATTCTTGGTTCGAGAAAGATAACTCTGTTCAAGCAGATTTGATGACAAGCCTTGCATATGGCTTGCATAAAGCAGCAGTATCAAAGGAACAGTTAGTTCCTAATACTAAGGAATACTTCGATTATATAGACAAGGGTATGAGAGAGAGATTTTCAGATTATGACTGGGCGGATCAAAGTGGAGTTAGGCAACCCACGGCTTCGACGACCAGACGTACCTCTTCGGTGGTTGCTCCATCCGCAAGGAATAATGGAGCGAGACCCCGCAAAGTGAAGCTAGAGCCTACTCAACGTGCACTCGCTAAGCGCCTTGGGTTAACGCAAGAGCAATACGCCAATCAACTCTTAAAAGAGAGGGAGATGTCCCATGGCAGATGAGCGCAATCCTTGGTCTCACGAGACCCGTGAAGATTTTGTTCGAGAAACCGATTCTTGGATTCCTTCTTCTGTGTTACCTACGCCTGAGCCGGTAGATGGTTGGAGGTTTAGATGGATCAGAACTAGCGTTCTGGGAAATCCTGACAATACCAACGTGTCTCAAAAGTTCAGGGATGGATGGGTTCCCGTTAAAAGGGAAGATCATCCTGAAATGGTTGGGCAGTCAGATATTAACTCCAGATGGGAGGGAGCGATTGAGCAGGGTGGCCTGCTTCTTTGTAAAGCCCCTGAAGAGAAAATGATATCTCGCACAAAGCATTATCAAAAGATATCACAGCAGCAAATGGAATCAGTGGACAGAAATTACTTACGGGAAAACGATCCGCGTATGCCGTTGTTGAGACCGGAAAAAAGCTCGCGCACAACCTTTGGGAAAGGCTGACATCTTTTTTTAAGATTTAGCCTTTTGTGTTTAATAGAATCTAGGAGAAACTTAGATGGCTACAT